GGGGAATACATTTACATGCATCAGCAGTTACATAACACGAACGATGACATCGAACAGACCCTCTATTTCCTGAATGGACATGGAAACTATTTGAGTTACGCAGACGAGTACACGTATTTCCTCGATCTCCCCTTTTATTTTTACAGACATCCTTCGTTAGCTATACCTACGTGTGCGCTGACAAAACAGTTGGTCGAGATTCGTATCAAGTTGAGATCTCTGGGTGAGATGGTATTACACATTGGTCCAGGTGTGAATACCATAGAAGCTTCCATCAGAAAGTTTTCCCTGGACACCGAGTTCGCGTACGTGACACCAGAAGAACGTGGATACCTCATGTCCAGACCCCTCGAGTACGTCATCACACAAGTTCAATTGGCTCGGTTCAAGATAAAGGCGGGCGAAACGAAACGTTCGGTGATGCTTAATTTTCAACATCCCGTCAAGGAACTCTTTTTCGTTTCACAATCTGAACTGTCTTCTCTGTTGAATATTTCAAATCAGTACAACGCCATCATACACGCAGAACTTCGTTTCAATAATGAAATCGTTTTTAGTCGCGACGGTCTCTTTTTGGGATACGAACAAGCACTCAAACACTACGTCAACGCACCTTCTTCACTGGTAAATTCACCCCTCGAAATATACGGTATAAACCCTCCTCTGGGACCGTCAAAGTTTGGTATGTATTCATTCGCTCTCAACCCACGCGCACCGTATCCTACTGGTCAAGTGAATATGAGTCGCATCTCTCATAAACTTTTCACGATTGAAATTAATCCGATTGATCCCAATTACGATAACGATACACGCGTATACGCCGTGAACTACAACATATTACGCATAGAAAGTGGTTTAGCGGGATTAAAATTTTAGATGGATATAGTAGTAATGGCTGGACAAGTTCAACTCTTGGCTTCCGGACCCCAAGAGAGATTCTTCACGGTAGATCCAGACTACAGTTATTTCGTGGAGCGTTTCAAAAAACACTCAAACTTTTCCATAGAATATTCAGATATAGACCCAGAAAGTGTGGCTGATTTTGGAAAACTCGTTCGATTCAAGATTCCCCAAAATCAAGGTGATCTGCTCAAGACTCTGAGTGTGAAGATGACACTCCCGACACTGGGTTCTGGAAGAGTGTACATAGAGTCCGTGGCACATGCGCTCATAGAATACGCGGATCTCATCATAGGTGGCGAGGTGGTGCAACGTCTCACGAGTGACTACCTTCAGATTTACTCGGAACATAGTGTCACACAAACGAAGCAAAAAGCCCTTGAGCAACTCATAGGTAAGTATCCACTTCGAACATCAGATAGAAAAGTTGGAGAGGTTAGAACGGGTGGTGGAGGCAATACGGGTATCGTGATTCATAATACGTTAGGTGTCAATTCGGATGAAAGTTTCTTTGTCGACCTTCCTTTTTACTTTTACAGACATCCCGAACTCTGTGTACCGTTATGTGCTTTATATCAACAAGAAGTGGAGATTGAACTAAAGTTGAGAAATGTTCAAGATCTGGTGATTGATGGTGATGGTTCATATACCACACTTTCCGAAACATTCACCATTAAAAATTTTAATGTATGTGCCGAAGTTTTATTTTTGGATAACGCGGAGCGTATTAAGATTAAGAACACGTGTACAGATTTCTTAATCACACAACTTCAACAGGATGTGTTCGACGTAGATGCGGGTGTCAATCAGGGAAAATTTAAATTAGATTTTACAAATCCAATCAAAGAGTTGTATTTTGTCATTCAGAGACAAGGAACCACAGGAGATGGAGTCTCACAGGGAAACTTCGTGACCGTCTTTGATTACGACAACACGTCGAACGTTCAAGACGGAAAGTTCATTCTCTACGAAAACCTAGATTATCTCACACTCACCCTTGATGATCAGGACATCATCACACGAGATACGGGTAACGTCGTATTCCTCAAAGCAGTTCAGGCGGCGATCCATCATTCAAAGACGCAACTGATTCGTCGATTTTATTCGTACAGTTTCGCCCTTCAACCAGAAGAATGGTATCCCACAGGTCAAATTAACTTTAGTCTCGTGAAAGATCAGATACTAAACCTAAGTTTAACGGCGTGTCCGGATTTTAAGCGTCAAATCCGTATCTATGCTCTCAACTATAACATCCTTCGCGTGAGTGAGGGAATTGCGCGAACTCTTTTTGATACGAGACATTAAAGATGAACATGCAAACTGGCTTCGGCGATGCCGGAGATGCTATGATGGATCAATATATCGAGACCATGACTAACCTTTTAATGCCCGTGATGGAACGAAGCACCATACTCGCAGCCGAATATTCCAAAGCTTGTGGAAGAGACACTCTCCTTCCAGAAGATTGGGAGTATGCGATCAAATATTGCGCGATGTACACCGTCGGTCAGGATGTAGGGTCTTTGTTCCCCGAGATTTACGAAGAAGAGGAGGAAGAGGAGGAAGACATGCCCATCGTATCCGAAGAGGAGTGTCCTCCATTTGAGAGGTACGCGGGTTCCGATCCGACATTTTTACTCATGAATGAAGCATACGACCGATGGAATTCGTGGGAACCCCAGAATCCGACAGAACAGATGTTAAAAAATGCTATTAATAGTAATGAGCACCTCAGAGCCTGAGGCGTGGTCGTTCTCGAATACTAAATTCAAAATCTATGAAACGGGATCCAGCTCTAGCGAAGATTCATCAGACGATGAACAGTTCTTTTCTAAATCTAAAACTATAAAGAAGAAAAAATTTAAAAAAATTGTCGAGAAAGAGGAACTCTTACCGGAATAATTTTCCCAGTGTACCATATACACTATGTCCGCCGTTACCAGCGCCCTCAAGACTGTCGATATTGTCACCCAGGAGCTTCAGACTCAGACCCTCAACTCCATCGTCGGTGGTTTCTCCTTCGCTGCCGCGATGTCCTGGATGGATTTCATCCGGTGGGCCATCAGCCAAATCATCAAGGTGCCCAAGAATGGTGGTATGCAATACGCTCTCACTGCGCTGCTCACCTCTCTCGTCTCCGTTATTGTCTTCCTGATCATCACCCGCATTAACGGCCAGGTCAAGAAGCCCGCGCAGCCCGTCTATGCTGTCACTCGCTAAGTGACGGTCTCGAATACTTTGGTCGCCTTTTCATGAAAAACATGAGAAGTATTCCAACTATCACGATTGCAATAATTTCCCATTTCCATCTATAAAGATTCTCCTTTACTTCGGGAATGCTTATGGGTGCCTCTTCCTCTTCAATATTTTCATCCGGAATCGGGACTTTAGGAAGTCCTTCGAGTTTGTCTGTGGAACACACGATTTCAAATTTGAGCACGTGATCCTGGTTTCTGAAATCGTAAGGTATCAAGCGACCATGGCTCATGTAGAAGAATTCAATTCGAATATCTCGGATACTTTTTTGGGGTCCAGAATGAAAGTGGTGTATCAATTGATCATCTGCGCCGTTGAAATTGATGAAATCTGAACCATCTAAGAGTAAATGTCCCGTGTAAAAAGGTGTTGACGAATATACGTCCTGGTTAAACTGCTCCGAACCCGCAGAGAGTCTGAGTATCAGGGAATTGGGTCCATATAAATTAATAGCGCCACTCTTGATCGAATGACCCGTGTAATCTTTCGACCCAAATCCAAGCACTTGGTGTGGTGTGGTCTCGGATGAAGCCACACTTTGGTGACCGTTCGTACCAGAAAAGAACTCGAGTGTGAACGTGTTCGATGTGCCCACGTTGGAAAAGTTAAGCGTATTTGTCTCCTCATCGTACACCACGAGACTCACATTCGAATCGGGTGGAGCTAATATACCTTCCAAGTCTTCAGCTAAAATGTACCCATTGGAATAGTTCGTCTCGTCGAGAGTAAATACGTTCGCGTCCACACTGAAGGTTTTATTCGTCGAACACGTGGTCAATTGTGGCGTGGGAATACGAGCAGATACGAGTTTAATAGATGAAACATCGTAAATGGGATTTTCGAGAATCACTCTATAGTTATTCTGATTTTGGAACGTATTAGAATACTCATCTATGATGACAGCATGTTCGCCGCTATCGATAGAGAGGTTATACACCTTCATTAAAATATGCGTATAATATTTTAATGATTGTTTTTGTCTAATTCATATTTCAAATTTAGGCGGAAAGGGAATGCGCCAGAGGGTTGTTGTGTAACTGCTTCTTAGCGATATCCAGATTACGAGAGTTGGGATTTTCGTTACCCTTGTATGCGTTGAACTTATGGAAGGTCTTTTGCTGGTATTGCTGCGTCCAACCACCGTTGGCGGCGTTCATGCGACCATCGATACGTGTGGTGTCAGAACGCACAGACGTGAGGCGACCACCCTGCTTGAGGGCGCTCTCCCTGACGTTCATCCTCCCCGCGTTACCCATACGATTAGGTTTTCCACGGCGATCCTCTGGTCTGAACCCATATTTCATGAGTTCATCATTTGTTTTTGCAGTCACATTCACGGCGACGCTGTTCGTGTAGGCACCGTGATGACTATGAATACCAGGCGCTGGACGGTTCATGTAATTGTATTGTTCATCGTTGCGATCACTCTTGAAACGCGTGGGATCCTGAGAGACGGTCTGCGCAGACACGAAACGCTTCGCGCCGTTGAAGCCGAGACCATCCGCGCGATGACCAGTCTCCGAACGGTTCGTGGTCCTCTTGGTCCTCTCGTGTTCGTTACGGGGAACGACACCGGACATACCCTGAGCACGTCCGGGCATAGCGGGAAGGCGGGAAGGAAGGAATGCGGTCGTCTCGGGTTTGTTGTGGGTCAGTTCACCAACCTTTGCCGATCGACCACCGGTGATGTCGTGCGCGTGACCGGACCTACCTGGAAGAGTCGTGAGCCTATATTCACCAACGTTAATAGGATTGACACGAAACATCTGCTGATAGCCACCGACAGCGGGGACATCGGCGCCGACGCCGAGACCTGGACCGACGAGTTGTTTCTCTATGGGCGAAAGGTTGTTCATGCGACCCTGATCATACATACGATTGCGCATGTTCAGGATTTCTTGACCACCACTTCTTTGTTGCACGGCGATGTCCGCAAAACTCTCCATCTCCCTCTTCCGGGGAACATCCACGATAGGTCCAAAATCATCTTCTACTATAGGAGCTTTGACTACCGGTGGAGGACCCTCTTCGACGGGAGGGGGGACAGACTTAGTACTCAAAGTTCGACCAGCATAAATTAAACCAGCCACAGCCATGAGCGAAATGGGATCAGCCATTCTTACTTCTTACCGACATTTTTATTAGCGTACCTTTGCTGAAAGAGTCCGTTCTGAAGCTCGGCGCGCGTGCTTGAAGGCTCGTAACGCATAGTGCGAAGGGGAAGCTTACATTCCATGTTTGTCAGTGGGAAGAGATTACGCTCATAGGTCTGGACGATATTCTTGTTAAAACGAGATGTGGATTGGGGGCGAAGTTGGTCACTCGTGTCTATGTATTGGGCTGGAGATCCCTTACCTG